TTCCCTTGAGAGATTCTCTCATACCTTTGAATTTTTTCACAGAAAAATTTCCTCTATCCGGATAACTATTATTTATATCTTTTAGTTTGTCTGTTTGTTTTTACGACGAGCGCGGGCAAGACGGGCCCGATCAAGAACACGATCGTATCCAAGCTTTTTTCGTTCTCTTTCTCGTTGATTCTCTTCGCGGTCTCGTTCTTTATCTAGGCGAATCTGTTGTTTCGCGCTGTCGATTTCATCTTCTTTGACCTGACCAGGCACTTTCTTCTTAGCTTTCTTAGTTGCTTCAGGTGTGCCCCATTCGGGCTGATCTTTATACCACTGATCAGTCTTCTCGTTCTTCGTCTTTAACTCTACGTCATCAATCCATCGACGAGAAATATCACCTTCTTCAAGAGCAATAATTAAATAATTGGTGCCGAGTCGATGGATGTGACCGTTCTCACCTGTTGATTTGATAACAACTTTATCACCTTCGCTGAACAGATTACCTTCAACAAACTTTTCGCGCATTTCAGATACGGATTCAAGTTCGATATGATTCTTAAACTGTAAAGTCTCTTTCAGACCCATACCAGAACGAATGTCGTTGAACAATCGCTTCGAGTCCTTGTTCGACATTGTCTTAGGAACACCTTGACCGAATGTTATGAAATCATTGTTCCTTGCGTTCTCACGTTGCTTTGATGCTGACATTCCTTCAACACCTTCAGCGTCAGGATCACGAGCACCCGCAGAGGCAATGTTTATCTTTTCGAAGTTATAAAAACCGTGTCGCCCTTTAACACCGTTGTACTTCCCTAACAATGTTTCAAATTCTGTCACCCGATCTGAACCTACAACCATGGTGATCTTGTTGAATCCCTGATCGTATAGACCAGTCACGACTTCGAACACAGTCTTATAACTCTTGTTTGAAATGATGTTTCGAGCATGTTTAGGGAACATCTTACGAACATGCTTTATCTTTTGTTCATAACTAAGAGGATTCTTTTTTGAATCTTGGGATTGTGATAAGAATACTTTATATGGATTACGCCCAGACTTGGTCGCCAAAGCATTAATCACTTTCCCATGGCCTATTGTCGGAGGGTTCATTCGGCCGAAGGTGAAAAATACCTCGCGTTGTTCCTCTACGAGATACTGTTTAAACGATGGTATATTAGGCATCTTTGTTCTGCTTACCCATTCTTCGTTCTTTTTCCATCTTACGAACCTGTGGTAACAACTTGCGCGACATCTTATCAATTCTGGGTTTCAGTTTCTCAAGACGTTTTTCAATTTCTTGACGACGTGTAGCCGGTAAGTCCGCACGAGAAGTCCCTTTCGCGAGTTTCTTGAACATTACATTCATGGCTTGTTTACGCGCTCTCTTCTTAAGTCTTTCGGGATCAGCGGCCCGGTTTGCCGCTTTCCTACGACCCATAGCAATCTTCGCTTTGTTTTTGCGCATGACTCTACCACGGGCTCTTCGCTGCGCGAAGTTGAGGGCTTCGTCTGTCTCTTCGACCTCTTCTCTGATCCGTTCTAGCTCAGATGGTTTATGCTCCATTGTTTTATTGCCGATAGAAACTTTGACAAAGTCTTTACCAACACTCAAAACTTTAGCGACCTTTCCATCGTGCTTCATTTTCACTTTACTGCCTTCTGGAAATTTAGAAGCCATCTGAGCAACTTGTTTGCGGAGATTCTCTTCTAAGTCTTCATCAAGACCTTCGACCTCTTCCCCAATACGACCTCTCCTACGTTTCATTGCCGCCCAGGAGATTTCTTCTGGCATGCCAGGAGTGTAATCGACTACTAAAAAATCTTTAAAACTTAAAGGTTTTGCCATCTTAATTTCTCGTTGGTTTATCCCATCCTTTCAAAATGTCAGGTGAAAAGTTGTTGTATGAAAACTCCATACGATCAACAAGTTTCACCGCATCACCACCAATTGTGTAAGTTTGCTTTGTTTTCTTCGCCGAAGAAGGAGAGGAGGTCGTCGAGCTTCGCTTTTTGCGTGGCTTTGCCGCGGTCGCTTTTGCGGCTGTCGATTTCTTTTTTGTACTTGTTTTTGATCCAGTTGATGAGCTTGGCGGTGTGGGCTCTACTATCACCGATGGTTGCGCCGGCTCGGACGTAGGTGTTGTTGAACTGCTCGATGTGCTGGGCGAGGGTTTGGTTGGCTTCGAGGGTTCTAAGGGTTGTTCCTGAGATCCCATTAAAAAGTTTACCAATTTGCGAAAGATATTCATTCACTGTCTCCGTTTCATTTTTAGTCATGGTTGCGCTTCGAACATCTCGAAGCATTGCGTCTTGTGACCACACGTTGGCGGTCTTTTTCAACTTACTCACATCAACTCCATATGATGCTTTCATTGTTTCAAATGTACTACCTGTATATGTAGTGTGCCATACAATACCGATTTTTGCTCGTTGAATGTCTTTTGCTTGATCAACCGGAATAGCATAAACAATAGTGTTAGGATGGAAGGTAATGTATCTTTCGCCTTTAATTTTTTGTTTCTTAATATCACCCTTACCAAATAAGAAGTCCCCTTGAATAACACCTTTGATTCCAAGAGCGGGTAGATACTGTAATGCGTCTTTAAGTTTAGTAGCAAGATCACCCGAAGTGTCTTCGTCTACCTCTGCGGGTGTCTTGTAGACTTTAGGGTTCTTATTAAAAATACCTTTCTTTGCTACAAAGAACTGACCGTCTCGTGGATCAGTACCAGCAAAGATAGCAGGTGCGCCATCCCACTTGACAGAAACTCCCGTATCTTTTACACCACTAAGCATATCACGTAAATCACGTAAGGCAAAGATTGCTTGACGTGTACCATTAACACCACCGTAGAGGACTTTATCCTCAATGTGGGTCATATGAGTATTCTTTTGTTCGGTCAGAAAATCAGAAAATGCTAACATCGGCTTCTATGTCTTTAATAGTTTAACTATTTATAATAATTTTTTACCGGTTGCTGGTTTGCTTTTGTAGTCACACATGATATGAGAAGGATAACGACCAGACTGTTTGTTACGTATGTTTACTGTAAAATCAAAAAATGAATTACTGAATGATATATTAACACGCTTACCAGTACCAGATGAACCACCGTAATCTATTATAATCGGTCCACTGATTGTCGACATGGTGTTATTTTTACTAGGGTCCATATACCAAGACCATATTTTACCGCCATCCATTCCGTGAATCATCCAATAGTCAGACCCTATAGCTGTCGATAAAAATAATTTTAAAGCATTTCTATCGATTTTAGAAGATACATTGACGCCAGTCGCATGGCGAGTTCCTTTGCCGTAATCATTAAACACATCACAAAATGACAACTCGTCGATACCGAAGGCAGACATAATTGCTTTTCCGACAGGAGAACTAATTGATCCCTTTTTAATTTCTGTTTCCGGAAAAATTTTACTTACACCAGAATTGACAAAGGTAAGCGTGGAACTATATTTGAGGGAAAGATAACTTTCTTTTTTGTTATGGTGCACAAGAGTAATATCAGTCAATTTACTTCCGTGTTCTCTATGATCTTTAGGGGATACAAAAACCTGTGATCCAGAATTAACGATAGGTCTTGATGTATTAGCGCCGCCTTCATGTCTGAAATTGACGACTGGTGAACCTATTTTTGCAGAACACATTTCAATTATTTTTGACGTTTCGGAAGCGTATTGTCCTTTACCTTGTCTTCCTTCAACGTATTCGTCTAACCGTTTTGCGAGATCAGTCTCAAACAAAAGCCCTTTGTTAACTCGGGTACCACCTGCGGGCATGCCCCCGAACTCTTCACTCTTTTCAAGTTGAGTTATAGGAATTTCAACGTTCGATTTTGATCCGGCGTAAGTCCCACCAATCTTTAAGATTCTATCAAGTCCTTTTTTAAGTCTAAGCGATAAGATTTCTCCGGCAGTTTTATCAACATCAGAACTTTTGGTTATTTTAGTCGTACCAATTAATATGTACTTCGCATGAAATAAACCGCCATCAGTTTTAAAAACATTGGTTTTTCCATTTTTTTCAAATGTTTTTTCGACGAGAAGAACAGAACGATACTCTTTACCGTCTTTAGTGATTTCTGGTATACTTAGGTTCGGCATTTAATTACTCCTGCCATGCCATTCTTCTATTAGGTTAGCTTCAAGAGCATTATACACAATAAGTTTAATGATGTCAACTACTATTTATACTATTTGAATCTATCAGTACCGTGTACCCAAGAAACAAGGGACCATCGATCACTTGAGGGGCAGTAACAAGTGTGCCGTTGTTGTTAATATCAAGAACACCACCTTCAAATTCTTCGGGGTTATTGAGAGGTACGATCACCGAAATCTTGCGAGTACAACTTGGGCCAGGTCCAGCATCGATATGCCAATCATAGTGTCCGTTCTCATCACCTTTATAGTGTAACAACTGTAACGAATGAGTTATTCCCAAAACATTATATTTGTAATAGTCGCGATTCGCTGTTCCCGTAGCGGCAGCAATACGATCAAATATCCACTTAGTTTTGTCATTCAATTCTATACTATACGTGTCTACAGCACGAATGTCAACATCGTAAGTTCTTTCTTTATCACCTCCACCAACAGTTGACTTTGAGGGATAAAGAGTGTCTGAGTGTGAAACAATTTTCTTACATTCTTCTGCTGTGAACGAGAGATGAGGGTTAAAGTCTTTATCGAAGTGTGTTAAGCCCGGAAAGACTTCATCGTTCGTTGTAATCATAACACCATCATAGATGACCTTTGATGTCAGTTCTTCTCTCTGAGGCGCTTCAACGAGTACGGGTTGTTGCTCTTTTGGCACGCCCATGGTAGATCGACCATCGAAGATATGATCTTTGTGAGGACCATTCACATTGACATAGTGAAAGAATACTTGAACTTGCCATTTACCCTTGTACTTTGGTCTCCAATGAGGTAACTCACATCCTCGATACATTACAATATCGCCAATATTGATTTCTAAAGGATGACCCACAACATCATCTTCATCTTCAGCAAAGAAGATTGGCCATATACCCGAAGAGTCGTCGAACCCCAGAGTCATAGTTCCAGAAATCTCGCATGATGGGCGATCTGTGTGTCGAACTAAAAGTTCTGAGTTTCTGTAGATACGGCAGTAGGTATAAGTTGGTGCGATCTCTACACCTAATTGCTTGGACAAAGCAGGCGCAAGAGATGCAGCAAGATTATCAAATATGGGGTTTCCATATATTGAATCTGAAAGAGGGCACTGAGGGTCTTTTTCTAACTCACCGTTTTCAAAAAGTTCAAACATGTGATTGGTGAGTTTCTCGCAATCGTCACGAGAAACAGCACCCGAAAGATAGACATATCGATTCTCACGAAAAGATTTCTCTGCATCCATAACAAAACTCCAAATTTTCAATCATATACATGTATATAGTCAGATCTTAGTGCTGTTGACCAGCGGAACCATATCTGGCTATTGTTAAACTACCTATATTTGCAGCATTGCCGTTAGATGCGAAAGAAAACTTGTCGATCACCGATTGAGTTAATACATTCGGATACGCTCGGCCGCCGCAAGCATAACCATCAGTAGTCGAACTTTGACCTGTGACATAGTATCCACGAGCGACCGATAAATTGCCCACATCTGTTGCGGTGCCATGAGTGGCAAATGGAAACTTATCAATAGTATCTGTAAAGGCGAACGATGAAGTTGTTGAACCGCCAGAAGTATAACCATCGGTACTACTATTTTCACCAGCTTGGAATGCTCTTGATACTAACAAATCTCCAACCTCTACGCTATTAGCGTCAGCCGCGAACGGAAACTTCTGAATACTAGTTACAGGAGGCCCGTACCCACCAGACGTATAACCATCAAAAGATGAACTTTGACCGGCGAGTCTCGATTTGTTGATTGGGATATCCGCAACATCAACAGCATCAGCATCGGCGGCAAAGGGGAACTTATATATGTTGCCACTGCCCGAAGCATATCCGCTCGCAGTCGAACTTTGACCAGAAAGTGCCTCCAGACCAGTCGGCAGATTGCCGCTTGTTGTCGCATCTCCACCCGGTCGAGGTTAAGTTACCTACATCTGTTGCGTTACCGTTAGAAGTGAAAGAAAACTTGTCGATGACATCAGTATTGCCAGAAGGTCCTATACCGCCAGACGTATAACCATGGTTACTACCTTGAAACGGCGGTGTCGTTTTATAATTCCAAGCATCTTGTTGGAAGTACAACTTGCCATCTTCAATGTTATATCCTATCATTTCAGGATCTGATGTACCATCTATTAGGTTCGGAAATTGGCTTACACTATCGTAAGACAAGAGAGACCCTGTTCCCGCTTGGCGGACAGACGATAATAGACGAAGTAGATCACCAGAAGAAGTACTTGAATCTACTGCGTCTATCTTTTTTTGGATAGCCTCTAAGAGACGTGTAATATCTGTTCCCGCCATTTAATTTAATCCTTTAGTATTGTTGACCAGTCATATAATATCTATTTGTAACTAAGTCACCCACATCGGTAGCGTTAGCGTCAGTCGAGAAAGGAAACTTTTCGATATGGTAAGTTGTGGACGGACCTCCACCAGAAGTATAACCACTTACAGTAGAACTTTGACCTGCGCTGTTACGTGTCTTAGCCTCTAACAAGTTGCCTACATCTGTCGCGTTGCCGTTAGAAGAGAAAGAAAACTTGTCAATCCGATCTCGAACGATGGACGCCGTTGGTCCCGAACCTTCACTGCCACCAGTAGTATAACCATGAGTTTCTGAACTCTGGCCGGACATATAAAAACGAGCGATTGTTAAACTACCAATATCTGTTGCGGCCGCTTCACTCGCAAACGAGAATTTTTGAATGTCGTTCCTGTATG